AATACCCCTTATAATAATACAGTTATGACAATCCAAGACTGGGCTTCCCTAATAGTAGCAATACTTACAATTGTATCATCAATCGCCTTTGCAATCAAGTGGATGGTAAAACATTATCTCAGCGAACTTAAACCGAATTCTGGATCATCGATGAAGGACCAAATTTCAAGATTAGAAACCGCTGTAGACGATCAAAGAATTGACTCTATTAAATCTAGAGATCGCCAAGAAAAGAAACTTGACGAAATGTATCAAATTTTAATTGACCATATTGCTAAAGTTAATAAATAATTTTGCTATATACTATATATAAAGATATCTTTTAAAACTACAAGATAGTTCTTTTTTCTTATATATATTTAGTATACACTATCGATATCCTGGCATAAAAGACTTATTATGACAAAACGGACATAGCCAATTATAACAGTTTGGTAAACTTTAATATCATGTCCAGATTGTCCCTTTTTATGGTACAATTTTATAGTCTAATACCATGGTTTGTCCTATACCCACCGATCATGGTATTAGTCATTTTTCATGGTATAATCTAGTATTATGACTATCTGTGGACCTGAAGTTTTTGGCTATGACCCGATAAATATTAAGTGGTCTGTAGTTCGTGGTGATACCTCAACTATAAGAATCGACTTTTTAGAAAATGATGAAGTCTCATTATTTGATACTGCTGGCTGGATATTTAAGGCAAGTTCTTATGATCCAAAAACCCAGATAATTGATGAGTTAGAAGTTTCATCACATCCTGGCTATGTGGTAGTAACTGCTTCTCCAGATATAACATCATATTGGGGAACAACTTATAAGAGTATAGTTTCTGAGTTAATTTTTGATCTTCAAGTTAAAATTGACGATACTGTTTGGACTCCAGTTATTGGAACAATTAATGTCATTGGTGATATTACAGGTACTATCTAATGCCAATTATAAAAGTCTCTCATGTAACTCCCGTGCAATTACCGTCAGCCATAAAAGTTTCAACAAATGGAAATGTAAAAGTTTTTAAAGTTAAAAAATAATCTATTGGAGGATTTATGGTTTCTAAAAATATGGATTTTCCAATAAGCAAAAAAGCAGCATACGCATCTCAAGTTGAAAACCAACAAATCATAATTACAGATAATTCTGTTGGATACATTCCAGTACCAGGTCCTCAAGGACCAAGAGGTTTACAAGGAGAAACTGGTTCGCAAGGCCCTAAAGGAGAACCTGGACAAGATGGACAAAAAGGACAAAAAGGAGATACTGGACAAAAAGGACAAGATGGAAAAAGTTCTTTGCCAAACTATAATCAGCCAGCAGGCTGGGCAAGATATGTATCTGATAGTTTAGTTCCAACAAAAACTGGAGCCTCTCAAGGAGAAGATGGCTGGGTAGGTCTAACTCTTGGAAATGTTTCACGGGAAACAGTTGAAAACTATCTTCCATCAAATTCTCAGGGCTTATATGGAAAAGAAACAAAAAGAATTAATCTTAAAGGGCTAGAACTAGGAACCCAACTACAAATAACTTATGATTTTGAAATAACAACATATTCTTCAAACACAGAAGTGTGGGTTAGATCGTTTTTCCCTGAAAGCAAGTCTGAGGTTATATCTTTTGTGGCATCGCTAAAATATCAATACTCATATGACCTTTCTGTTACTCAAAATCTATTCTTAAATTCAGATGCCGATAAGATTTCTGGCATTAGCCCACAAGTTAGAACCGATATGGACGCTATAGTGTTGTTAAAAAGTATAGCCGTTTCAGTCAGGTAGCATGGTATAATAAAATCATGGCATTCCCAGGCACAATGAATATTACATACTATAAAGGTGATACTTACGAGTTTCGTATATACCCAAAAAAGTCTGATGGCACACCGTATAATCTTTCTCAGTTTGAACATGATGCAAGTACATTAAAAGGACCAAAATTTACAATAGCACCAACAAGAGGTCTTGACTATTCATCAAACCCTGCTATAGTTAAAGCATATGTGTCTATCTCTTCAGATAACACGTATTTGACGTGTGCAATTAGACCAGGAGATGGAAATCTTTTAAACTCTACAGTTCAGTATGTTTATGATATACAAATAGTTGATGGTCGAATTGGCAACACGGATCCTCAGCCATACGATAAAGTAATTACAGTTTTAACTGGTGTTATAACAGTTGTTGAAGATGTAACAAACCCAAGTCTGGAGTCTTAAATGGTAGATGTATTAATTGATACAGAAGATATTACGGTTCTTGGTGGACCAGAGTCTATAAGTGTTGATTTAGATGTTGGTCCAGATGGAGAAAGAGGAAGTAGAATTTTTACTTCTGTTGGAGATCCAAATGTAGTTTCAATAGGCGGAAATCAAACTTTTAAAATATTTGATTTATGCATAAACGTTAATCCTTCTGATCCTGATTATCAGTTCTTATACCAGCGAATAAATGACTCTGGTGAAGTATGGGAAAAAATCTTTAAAATGACAACAAACCAGTATTCAGAGGTAGAGCCAAGACTTTTTGTTGATGGAGAAGTTGAAATAATCATAAACCTTTTAGACATAGTCCCTGAAGACATGATTACTTCTGTCAATGCATCAGATTTTGCTGTAATGCATAATATTTCTGGCAGTCCAACCCCAGTAGTAAGTTCTATACTGATAGGGGATATAATTACTAATGGAACCTCACGAGGCTTGCCAATAACAGTCTATGGGTCAATATTCCAAGGTGGTGGGTGGGTACCTTTATCTGGAAATTTGTCTGTTCATCTGTTTATTAGTATGGTATAATTTTTTAGAGGTGGTTAACAAATGGCTCAAGATATAAATCCAAATATAAATGGACCTTTTAATACACAGATCCCAGCATATGGCGACGCTGCTGACATTGTCGCAGCACTAAGACTTTTTCTTTATGGAACAACAACTCCACCAGCATCAACAGCAGAAATTCAAGAAGATTCTATTGCATATCATCTGCAGCAAATGAAAAATGATATTACTACTATAAGTAATAGGGGTATCGGATCTTCTGTAACTGCAACTGCTCCAACTTCTCCACTAGAGGGCTATGTATGGATGAACAAAAATTCTTCTGCATCTAATTCTGTTGTTTTTCCAAGTGCAATTTTTACAAACACTCCCCCAGCCACAAATACTGTAACAGACGGAGCGCTTTGGGTAGATAGAGACTCTGTTCCACTAACTATGTATATTTTTGATTCATTAACAGTTTCATGGAAGCCGATAGGAGTATAATGTCAACAATTAGCGATGAGGGAAAGTTAGCCTACCTATACGATTCAGAAGATGATGCCTGGTACCCAGTTACTGGAAGCACAAACACAACTGCAAACTATATTTGGAGCGGTACACATAAATTTTTAAATTCAGCAACATATGAAACTGTAGTCCGTGCAAAGGGTGGAGTAAATAACTTTTTAAATCCATCTTCTCGCAATGATGTTATTCTAAATCCAGTTAATGGGCTTGTTTGTTTTATTCAGCAAACAGATAACGGAGATGTTATAAACCAGATTCAATATTATCATAATGGATCTTGGAGAGAGTATTCTGATTCTGTTTATCTTACATCAATTACTGCAAGTAAAACTTTAAGTTTATCTGATGTAGGCAAAACATTAAAAATTACGTCAAACAATGATGTTACTATAACAGTTCCAACAAACGTACAAGTTCCTATTTTAGTTGGCCAGCGTATTGACTTAATTAGATATGGCAGCGGTGGTGTTTTTATTAGCGAGTCTAGCGGTGTAACTGTCTTAAGTAAAAATTCAAATAAGAAAATTGCTGCAAGATATTCTGGTGGTTCACTAGTAAAAACTGATACCGATACCTGGATTCTTATTGGCGATTTGACAGCGTAGGGCTAATCATGGGTTGGATTAGCAAATGGTCTGCTTCTAAAGGAATGGTCTCAGTACCAAACATACTTGAAATATCAAAAGAAGCAGCAGAAGCACTAATCCAAAGTAATGGTTTGACTGTAGGAACTGCCTCTACAGTAACTCAAGAAGACAATACAAAAACAAATACAGTAGTCACACAAGCAAAAACACCAGGCGTATTAATAGACTATGAAACACCTATAGATTTTACATATAGAATTTTTTCTTTTACTCCATTCGGTGTGTTTTCTTTTGCTCCAGTTACCCCATTTTCATTTACACCAATTACGTTTTCAGTATTTTCATTTACACCATTTACAGTATTTACATTTACTCCAGTTACTCCAACTTTAAACGTTTTAAATGTTTCGGGTACTGCAACAGGTACAACAACTGCAACAATTAGTTGGACTTCATCAGGACAGGTATCATTTTTATTAATGGTAGTTCCAAGATTTTCAGATAATGAGCCAGGATTTACTTTAAGAGGAACAACAGCAACAAGTGTTACTGCAACTGGCCTTACTCCAGACAATATGCATGACATAACTCTTTGGGTATATTCTGGTCCAAATGAAACTGGATCATCTGCATTAGGCCAGGGTACAGTTAAAACAAATGCAGCAACACAGCCAATATTAGATAAAACAGTTCCAAGTGTTGTTGGACTGACCTCTGCTGCAGCGCAACAAGCAATTTCAACAGCAGGACTTTCAGTTAGTATTGTAACAGGAACAACTACAAGCACTGCTAGTAATAGTGGTAAAGTAGAAAGCCAATCTCCAGCATCAGGAACTGCAGTTGCTTCGGGAACAACTGTTACCATAACTATGTGGAACTATGTTGCTGCTGGTTGTACTGCAGCGACAACATATACTTATAATTGGGGAGAATGGGAAACTTGCTCTAATGGAACTCAGTCTAGGTGGGCAACGTCAAGAGATTATTCAACAACAAATGCAGATTGTTCTGTTAGCACTGGAACTCAATATTTTTATGTAGCAGGATTTTCAAGTCCTTGGAGAGAACAAAGAGATTGCGTAGTAACTTGTACTGCTGGAACCTCATATGTTTATAACTGGGATGCATGGGGATCCTGTGTTGGAGGAACAAGAAAACGATATGCTCAAAATAGAACTGTAAATCTTCTTTATGCAGATTGCTCAGTAAGCGATTATCTTGAGCCATTCTATCAAGCAGGAAGATCAGGTCCTTGGGAACAAAGTGAAACATGTACAGAAGCATTTACATTTACTCCATTTAGTGTATTTACATTTACTCCATTTAGTGTATTTACATTTACTCCTCAAGCCTTACCAGCATGTCCTGGAACACAAACAAGTGCTAATCTTTATACATGTGCAGAACTTGGAAGAGTTCTACTTGGTGGACCTGATGTGTATAATATGGGATCAGGAAAACAATGCTGTGGAGCACTAATTGAAGCATTCTCGGTGTTTACATTTACACCTTTCTATGTCTTTGGTTTCTCACCATTCTCAGTATTTACATTTACGCCTGAAGCAGCAGCATTTACATTTACTCCAGTATTTACATTTACGCCTACATTCTCATTTACACCAACTACTCCAGCAGCATGTGTTCCAAATGGAACCTTGACCTATGGCACAACTCCTGGACCTTGTTGTGTAAGCCAAAGTTGTGGATGTGTTCCTTACTATGATAGTTGTGGAACATGGACTGGATGCGAATGTACATAATTGACTGGATAGTGTATAATTAAATTATGCATACAAATATAGAGGTTTATGTAGGTGATGAGTTTGCCTATGGGTATAAGGTTCCTAATGGTGATAGCCTTTTGACATTTCTTGCTGGCTCCCCTGAGTTTGTGGAGGTAGATAAAAGTTTAAGAATACCTTTAAAAGGTGATAAATATAATAAAGAAACTGGTTTTACCTATTTAGATGAAACAGAAAGAAGTTTTAATGAAGTAGTGGTAGACTCTACAGTCATAGCCTTTATAGAAAATGGCATAGTCGACAGAAGCGTTATCTATATACATGGAATTGGTTTAAATGATACAATTATTCCAGCATTACTTAGTGATCCAACCTTTATATTTAAGGAGTAGTTAAATGGAAGAAAATCTTACACCATGGCAAAGATATAAAAAAAATCTTGGAGAAACAAGGCCATGGGATTTTATTAATCCGAATACAGAATATGCCCATAAGACTGTTGCAGACAAAAGGTATGAGATTTGTAAACAGTGCCCAAACCTTTTGTCCACAAATCAGTGTAAACTATGCGGATGCTTTATGGCTGCCAAAGTAAAACTTTTGCATGCAACTTGCCCAGCAGAAAAATGGACTATTTAGGAAATTTTTTCATCCACATTCTGGTCTTTGGCGTAATGCCCTTCCAAGAAGACCAATTTTCTCCACCGTTTGTCATGTAATATGCGATTTCAGCATTCTTGACGGGATTAAATAATTCTGCATTAGAATCAAGATCAAACTTGTCTCTACGATCAGGACCAAGGGAGTCTATCATATTAATTTGAAACATACCATAAGATGAGTCTCCAGTCTTATGATTGCCGTTAAAAGCCAATGGGCGACCATTAGACTCCTTTTTAGCCACGGCCCAAGCGACTACAAGGTCATTACCCTTGAAGCCTACCAATGAAAGCAGTTCCTTAAGTTCTAAATCGGTAAGAGAAACCTTATTCTCAAAACTCTCTAACTTCTTAGCCTTAGAAACCAAAAAAACCTCTTTCGAGGCGTTGTCTGTCTTTTGAGCCTGATTACTGCTCAAGTTATTTTTCTCAGTTGTTTGTATAGAGGCATTAGCAGAGTTCGACAAAACCACTACTAAGGTGACTATACTGAGTGTGCTAATGATCTCTTTGTTTCTTTCGATAAATTTAATCATAGTTTCCTCCTTAGAAAACAATAACACCTTGGTAGGTGTTACTACCTAGTATATCATGATATTTATCTAAAAGTCAACTCTGAACAATGGTATAATAAAAGTACTATGGCAACAAAATTAAACGGTTTAGGCTTACCGTATCCTTTAGCAAGCGATAACGTGAATGTACACGGAGATATTAAGGATTTAGTAACTAAACTAGAAGAGATTCTTCCACCTTTAGGACTTTCATATTTTCAGATTAATGTAAGAAATGAAACTGGCTCAGCAATTTTAGCAGGGGATCCTGTCTATGCTTCTGGGTATAGTTCGGGATCACAAAGAACATTAATTACAAAGTTAACTGGTGTATCTACACAAACCCTATTAGGTTTATCAAAAACAGCAATAGCAAATAATACAAATGGAGTAGTTGTTGTAGGTGGAGTTCTTGAAGGACTAAATACTTCATCATTTGCAAGCGGATCTATTTTATATGTTGGAGAAACTGGAGGTCTTGTTTCTGGAGCAAATGATTCTTCTGGAGCAAAACCAACAAACTCTGGGGTTGCAGTAGGAATTGTTGCTCATTCTGGTAATCCTGGAATAATCATTGTTCAAGCCAAAGGCAATGGAACTTGGGGAGCACTGAAAAACGGTTTAGCATAATGAGACAAAAAACAGCACTTGTTTTTGGTGCAGGAGGCTTCATAGGAAGCCATATGGTTAAAAGATTAAAAGCAGAAGGATATTGGGTTAGAGGTGTTGATTTAAAACATCCAGATTTTTCAGAAACAGAAGCAGATGAGTTTATTGAAAGAGATTTGTCTGTTTATGAGAATGTTGAAAAAACAATTCAGTTTAAAGGATATCAAGGAAATTTTTATAGCGAAATTCCATATAAGTTGATTGATGGGTTTGATGAAATTTATCAATTTGCAGCAGATATGGGTGGCGCTGGATATATCTTTACTGGAGATCACGATTCTCAAATTATGGAAAACTCTGCTTTAATAAACCTTAATCTTTTAAGAGCACAATCAAGATTAAACCAAAAATATGATATTAATAAAACCAAGATATTCTATTCAAGTTCTGCTTGTATGTATCCTGACTATAAGCAGTTAGATGTTAATAATCCTGGACTTAAAGAGTCTGATGCATACCCTGCAGATCCTGACAGCGAGTATGGCTGGGAGAAACTGTTTAGTGAGAGAATGTTCTTGGCCTTTAATAGAAACAATAAGATCCCTATAGCCATTGCCAGATACCACAACATTTATGGACCAGAAGGAACTTGGGATGGTGGAAAAGAAAAGGCTCCTGCTGCAATGTGTCGAAAAGTTATACAAGCAGATGGTTTTATAGAAATTTGGGGGGATGGAGAACAAACCCGTTCATTCCTATACATAGACGAATGTATAGAAGCAACAAGAAGACTTATGGAATCAGACTTTACGGGGCCAGTTAATATTGGTTCTGAGGAGATGGTTACTATTAATCAGTTGGTAGATATTGCTTGCAGCATTGAAGGCAAAGTTTTAAGCAAGATGCATATTCCTGGTCCTCTCGGAGTTAGAGGTAGAAACTCTAATAATGATTTGGTTAGAGAAAAGTTAAATTGGGATTATTCCTTGTCTCTTAAAGATGGAATAACAAAAACATATGAATGGATAAAAAAACAAAATGGATAACTTTTTATTTTATAGGCTTCATCATGCAGGACTAACAAATAGACTTTTTAGTTTAGAAATTGCTTTAGGTCTTTCTGAAATAACAAAGAAAAAACTTGTTATTTATAATCTTCTTGATAAACAACAGAATTGGCTTGATAGTTTTCCAATTAGTGATAATGTTGTTTTTGGAAAAAGAGACTCAATTGTTAAAAGAGAAATGGTAAACTTTTTTGAGTTAATAGATTTTAATAAGTCTTTGGTTTGGGAATATATTGCTTTTGGAAAAATAAGCCAATTTGCTGAAGATGAAATAAAAATATCTGATAACCTATTTTCAGACTATGTAAATGTTAATAAAGAAAAAATATTAAGTCCAGACTACAATGTTAAAAAAGAATTAATCTTTGAAAATGAAAAATCATATAACATGACGGGTCCTAATTTGGCAAATCGTGAAGTATTTTTTTCTAACCAGAGTGCAGAGTTCTTAGATAAAATAAAGGTCACATTTAAAGATGAATACGTATCATTAGCAAAAAAGATAGCAGAAAGTCTTGGAGATTTTCGTGGAATGCATGTAAGGCTTACAGATCATGCCGAAAGAACCTTTAGTTTTTCAAAAGAAGACTTTGATAAATCATTTAGCGATAGCGATTTAAAAACCATAATATTAACAGATGATGTAAATAATACAATTTTTAAAGATAAAGATATTACTTTTTTGGATGACTATATTGTAGATAACTTTTCAGAAGAATTTTTATCCCTACCTAGTCAATCAGAGATAGTCTTTGGATTAATTGGCTTATTAGTAATGTGCCAGTCAAAGGAATTTGTAGGAACCCCAAGAAGCACCTTTACTGCTTATATTCAAAGAGAAATGCTTTCCTCTAAAAGGTCAGATGTTTTTAGTTTTATAGGCTACGATGACTTTGTAGAGTTCCCAAAAGACTGGGTTTAGACCAAAGATTCGTGGTATAATTTAAAAATGGCAACTACCAGAAATTCTCAAAAATCTAACTATGATATTGGGTCAAAACCACCCCAAGTATCTTGGACTTTTGTTCGTGGAGACACTGCCTCTTTTAAGGTTTATGTTACTGATGATTTAGAGGCACCACTTAATGTCCCAGACTGGTCGATAGCCATGAAAATCAAAAGACCAAATACAACTCCAGCCCTTATTAATGACGATGCTTCAGTTGTTATGACTTTGAATCCCGTTGCAGATCCAGACGATCTTCCAGGAGAATTTACAGTATTTTTATCAGCAACACAATCTTTAACATTACAGACTGGAGACATATTTGATATTCAGTTGTCTGCCCCAGGAAATGAAACTGTTTGGACAGTTTGCCAGGGTAGCGTAATTGTTATTGAAGATGTAACTGATTAATGGCCACAGCAATAATCAATAACAATACTAAAAGAAAAGTAGCAGCCATTAATGCTATAGCATATGGCACTATAAAGATATCAAAACCTTCTCCAATAGTAAAGATTAACGAAGTCTTACCATTTAGAATACGCATAACGAACATTCAGATTCCAGGGTATTCGGCAGCCTCTCCAGCCCCTATTGGCATAGCAGTTATTGGTCTGAATAACTATATACTTTAAAATACATGCTATAATCTCATTATGGCAAAGATATCAGTCCCAGGAGTTAAGAGTCTATTTCAAACAGGTGATAGACCTACTCAAGAAAATTATGTAGATTTAATCGATACCCTTGTTTCTCAATCAACAGATTTAGGATCATCAGGTAATAACGAAAATACAATCAATGGTATTGAGAACGTAACTGTTATTGATAACTTTGACGCAACTGTTTGGCGAATGGTCAAGTACATTGTTTCAATCGCTAAGACATCAGCAGGGGACAATAAGTTCTATGCTACAGAATTAACAATTTTGGTTGATGGACAAGATGTGTCTGTCAGCGAATACGGAACTATCGACAATGATGGGAATATTGGCACCATTAATGTCTCTCGCACTGGAAATACCGTGGCTTTAACAGTCACTCCAGATCCTGCGATCAAGCCAGTCACTGTACGTTTTGCACGTATGGGACTTAAGGCATAACTAAGGAGATATAAAAATGGCAACAGTAAATAAAGATTTTAAAATTAAGAGTGGGCTGATCGTTGAAGGTACAACAGCGACAATCAACGGTTTTGACGCTCTTACAAAGAAGCAAGCAGATCAAGATTACATTGTTGGTCTTATTGGTGGAACAGCAACTTCTGCTAATGAGGCAAACAAGGTTGTAAAGCGTGATGCTAATGGTAACTTTGCTGCAGGAACAATTACAGCAGATGTAACTGGTACAGTATCAAGTCTTTCAAACCACGATACTGCAGACCTTGCAGTAAATGCAACTAACAAATACTTTACAAATCA